CACCCTCCGAGGCGCACCCATTGCGCTCTGAACACGGCCAGCAGGAAGAAATCGTTGATTATATAGAATGGTTCTAAAGTTGTTAAAATGGCCTTCATCATCTTTAAGAGCTTCAGCAACCCGTGTCATAGCTTCAGTAAAAGTCTCGCCCTCAGAGCGATATTTCATGGCATGAATTTCTTCAGAGATTGGGAGTGTGGGACCGTACTCGTTTTTTATCATATTACGCTGCCTCAACTAAATCTTGTAAGTTTGGTTTTTTGTAGTTTGGCCCTTTTAAGACCTTGCCGTCCGGGCGTTTGAGCGGCTTACCGTCCACGCCAAATTTGCTCATGTTGCTTGCGTGAACTCGCCTTAAAGCCTCATCCAGATCCCAGCCGTATGTGGCTGCATAGCCGTAGATAACGACCACCATATCGGCTAATTCTTTAAGCATTGCAGCCGGGTCAGTACCCTTGTCACTTTCGTCGCTAATCTCGCCGTATTCTTCTCGGATTAGGCGAAAGCGCATGTCCTCAAGCTGATGGCTGGCGTACCATGTTTCCCCCAGCGGCTGGCTCATAGCCATGGCGAATTCTTGAACCATTTCCAAAGGCGTTTTAAGATACGAGGTCGGAGTATCTATCATTCTTGGGCCTCTTCGATCTTGGTAATTAGTCGGTCGAGATAATAACGACACTTTTTCAGATCTTGTATTTGTCCCGCCGCAAACTTGTGCTTGTAAGGAAACCGCCAGAGGTATTTGAAAGAATTCTGCCAGCAATAAGCTTGGTGCGGAGTTAAATCCGTACCTTGAGCCATAGCTTCCATTGCATCGATGCATTCTACTTTTGCTTGATTGTAATGCGGGGGTCTTTCGACCATCTTTGTGTCTAAATCTGGATTGGGTTTCATGTCGCTTTTATCAAAAAGATGCATCAATTTAGTCTCTTTTTAAATTCAATGATTTTCTTATCTTCAATGGCTTCAAGCAGTTCATCATCTGGCTCAAAGCAGATGTCTCCCTCCTCTTGCTCTTGCATAAATTCCAATTCACGGGTCTTGCTTCCGACTTCTGCAAAATGGTCTGCTAAAAGCGGCAGGCTCTCCTGCAGTCCAGACATCATATTCATGTAGTAGTCGGAATCTTCCTCATCCATGCCTTCGCCAACACTGCCGATAAGCGTGACTTGCACATGGCCGTCATCCTTGATCTCTAGGATCAGGGATACGGTATTAGCGGGATAATCATCGTCTGACATTGGATGTCCTACTCTTTACCAATTCTGGGTTGTCTTACTCTTCACCAATCCAAAGAAATGCTCGGCATCCACAACAACCAGAGGCTTCTGACGATCTGCCTTAATTATTGCGATAGGTTCTGCACTTTTGGGGCAATTGCTGGCCGCTTGTTCCAATACTTTGTAGATGGCAAAGGACTTGTGAGCCTTGCATTCGACAGAATACGGAAACATGCTTCGGGCTAGCGGAGACATGGTCACATCCTCTCCACCACAACCCATGCTTGTTGAGCGAATATCATCACTCTTTAAAGTTGTGGGGAATAGGGCGAGAATTGAATCCCGCACCCATTGCTGATGCTTACGGCCTTTTTGCTTGGCCGACGAAGTTGTTATAGCCATAAAGGTAGTTCTAAGGTTGTACAGTCACCCCAGCCCGTGCCGTAGTTGCCGCTCTTTTGTGCAGCGGCAATAATGTCCAGAGTATGGTGCATTTGCTCAGTGGCTTTAGCTAGCAATTCGGGGCTGACCTCGAACATATGGCTGGCGTATGGTGCTGCCTTCTCGACACAAATAAACTTGAAGCTGGTTACATCCCAGCCGCAGAGTTGTGCGATGTAAATATATGCGGCTGCTTGTATATGATACGCATACCGGAACGTTTCGGATGCAAATCCTTTGGGAGTGCAGTCTTGAGTTGTTTTTACGTCATACAAGGTGCCTTCGGTTAGTATTGCAAGATCTGGTCTTGCCCGGAGTGCTAATCCGGTGCGAGGACAGTCTGCAAATAGGGAGACTTCATTTAGTCGATCTTTATGCCGCAGTGCCGCTTTGCAGACCGGATTATTCAAGACCGACCTTACCATGCATTGAGCTACGTTATACTCAACTTCACGGAGGATTACCTGATCAGGCGTTAACTTAGATTCCAGCTCTTTGAAGGCTTTAGAAACACGGGTTTTTGGCCCTTTCACGACTAAATCACGAGATTCTTCAAGCAACAGGGCATGAACGGCACTACCCATTTCAAAAGCCAAAGTCTTGGTAATCTTCTGGCCCTTCCAATGGGCTACCGACTTCTTAAAGACTGTTTTAATTGCGGAGGAGCTAATACCCGCAGTTGAATGGTATTGCTCATTTGAAAGATCGTGAATGATGCTCATTACGCAGCATCAGTCAGGTCATCGTCCAGACTATCCTCGACTTGTGCAATAGCTGCTATCGCTTGGGCATCAATGCTACCGGCGGAGATTGCCTTGTAGTAAGCCTCATCTACATACTCGTTCTCTTTATCAATCATGTCCTTGATCATCTGCAGAGTTTCGAAAAGCTCCATCGTTGGAGGTATCGGGTTCGCAAAGTCAGGTTTGTAGTTAAAAGTATACCACTTCACGCTGCCGTTTACGTTTCGTTCGCTGGACAACTCCACATTAAAATCGAACAGGTTTCGACCAACCGGAACTCTGTCCTGCACCGAATTCTTAAATCCACCGTAATTGGAATTGCGAAGCTGCAGCATACAGGGCGTGTTTTGATACACGACCTCTTCACCATCCGCAGTCTTGCCGCTCATTGTGACCAAGCCCCGGACCTGCCGAAATTGCATATCCCGCCAACGCTTCTTTTCCTCACGATCCATTTCTAGAATAGCTGTCCAGGCAGGTCTCCCACATTTGATTGTGCCAAGCATGTCACGGGCTTCTTCTTTTAATTCGATAACCGCTCGACTTTTATTGACCAGACCGCTGTCATCAAAGTGTATAAATTGATAATGATGAGAGAGTGGTCTGAAGGTTGCCTTCACTGCAAACGCAAGCTTCTCTGATCCTTTGAGATAAAATTTCCCTCTTGGATCAGGCTTGATTGCATTGCCCTGCATGTCATCCTCATTGCTCATAATTGAAAGCACCGGAAACCGAGCAAGAGTGCTTGTACTTTTATTCGGGCCAGCCCCTAGCGAGGCGGCTAATGCTGCGTAAGACGCTTCCATTTCGGGGGTGAGAGCGGCTTCGGCATTTATCAGATCAGTCATCCTGAATCCTTATAATAATTCTATTAGTGAGCTTGTAGTATGGCATAGTTAGTAGCGTAGTGTCAATCCAACTCAACCTGATCTAGCCAGTTTTTGCCCTCAGAAATCTCTATTTCTAGCGGCAAAGTGAACGTATAATTCCAACGCTCAGTGATCTCATCAACAACCTCGGTCATAGCCCATCTTAATGCGCCTAGAACCGGTTCCCGCTCATCAGGATGGCAGTCTACTACGATTGAATCGTGCACGGTAAGCACAAGCTTAGATTGTAGGCTTAATTCCCTGAAGCGTCTTAATGCCCGGATGCAAGACAGCGGCACTACATCCGCAGTTGCAAACGATTGGACAGGATAATTTACGCACTGAGTGTGGTTGGTTATGCGCCCGTTTCCGAGCCGCTTCGCATCCTCCCAGCAGAACTGCCGACCGGACGGGGTCTGGATATGACCATCCAACAAAACGCCATCAGTGAGCTTCTTATGATATGCCTTCAAGCCACTGTAAATATTGAAGAACTCTGTGAAATATTTCTTTATATGATCCTTCTGACCTCCTCCAGTTCCGCCATAAACGGGGCCGAAAGACCATTTTTTTGACTGTGTACGTTGGTCTTTTGTAACTACAGATGGATCACATTGATAGATGATTGAAGCAGTCTGCTTATGCAAATCTTTACCGCTTTTAACATCTGCTATTATCTGCTGATCTTGGCTTAATTCCCCGCATACTACGAGTTCAAGACTGCTGTAATCAGCTTCAATTATCGTACCGTGTTCAAACCTACTGATCATAGCCTTGCGGATCGGAAAGCCTCGTTTAGGCATGTTCTGCAGATTGATATTAGATGAACTCAAACGCCCGGTAGCAGTGATGCACTGATTGAAATTAGTATGCAGAGTGCCGGTTGGTCGGGTCCAGTTCTTGATGCCATCGACGAAGGTATCCAGATATGTGGTGACCGCACTCAACCGGCTGCTTTTAGTTAGGAACTCTACAGCCACTAGATTGTTTTTGTTAGTTGCTTGAAGGATCAAGGATTGGATAGTGGTCTTGTCAGTTTTAAAGCCGTTAATGCTGGCATAAGCAGAGTTCTCCGGGTTCAGCTTCAGCCCAGCAATTACCCCGGTGCTTTGGTAAATGGCCCCGGCACCATTACACACCTGGCATTTAGTTGGGTTTTTATAAGGATCACCCGGTATGCGGTATTTCTTGCCATTCCGTTGCCGGGTGATCTGTTTGTATTTCTGTATAGTGCCTCTGCCCCCACAATCCGGGCAGCAAATGGCTACTGTCTGTTTAATCGTTTTAGTAGTGGTTCTAACCGCATCAATAAACTGAGATCGGTTCTGGCGAGGGGGCATCAGGGGCTTACCATTCGGCTGCATACCTATGTTCCAAACCCGTTGATGAATATGCCGGTCAATCACTTCACGGCTATATATGACTTTGGTTCTATCCGCTCCTGACGATAGGTTAATCGGGGTATCCCCCATCACATCTTCAACAATGGCACTGAGGTCTGCTTGAAGCTGCTTTTGTTCAGCCCTGAATAAGACTTCAACTTCTTGCAATGCTGCATCATCTATTTTCACACCATTGGTTTCTAATTCAACAAGTGTTGTAAGCATTTCATTCATCAGCGTAACGATATGCAATAAGCTGCTATTGTTTGGCTGATCAAAATCCTTCATCTGATCCACAAATATACTGGCGCAGGACCGTACATCTGCTTCGGCATATTCAATAACAG